TTCTCGAATCCCACCTAGCCTCAATCGCAGGCTTTTTAAAGAAGAATTCACTTGAGCGCGAAAAGAAGCGCTTCGTATAATAGCTGGTTTTTTGACCATCTGGGTTATGTAGCACCGGTCCGTTATCTAAGCCAGAAGAATTAGATGTGTAGGCCTCCTGACTCGAAGTCAAGAAAACACCAAAGCCATAATTATCTTTCGTACTAGCTATCCACTCTTCAACAGCAGAAGTCACATCCAATTCCATATCTTCGTAACCCTCTGCGAACGTATACGTATAGTTTGGCATGGTTTTTGCGCCTTCGTAGGAAGAGGAGTGATATTCTCCGCCTTGTTTCCCCCATTTATCTGATTTGGTACGATTAGTCCAATTTGATCCCTCAATGCTGTCTTTAGTTTTATCAGTATAGCCTTCCATGTCCAGGCCGCGGCCTTCTTCCCAAGATTGAGACACAGCTAAAACATTAACTGTAAAGTTTTTTGGCAATTGTTCCGAATGGCGCGCATTGAACATTCTTAGGTAAAAATTAACACTTCCAGAGGCCGGAATGGTGCCGGCGGTGCGATCTGAAGATATTGTGGATATTGGAAACTGTACCAAAACACGAGATAGTTCTGCCGACCCTATGTTCGTTGAGGATGCTAGGGTCTGTTGGCCATATATAGAAAATACCTCAAGTATGTCAGCTGATCCCATATTCGAACCCGTAGCGCGGGTAGAAATATCGACGCCAAAAGCATTAGTTACAGTATTATCTTTATCCGCAATATACTTTTTAATAGCCATTATCTAATAGTCCCCTTGATGTCTAAAGCGGGATACTTTAGTTCATATACCGCATTTTCAGGCGCATAGAGTATTCTGCCATCGGCCGACACATATTGCCCTATATTTAAAGTCTCATCGGAATACCGGGCGCCAGATTTATTAGTTATTTCAACGTTAGTTACATCAACAATTTCTTCCAAATTATTCAATCTATCATATATTTTAGTTATATAAATTGGTTGTCCAATATCCATTTTTTCCAAAAATATCTGTTGTATCTCACTAATTGCAATGCTCAGCGCTTCGAATTTGTCTTGTGAATAATCTACAACAGCATTAAATTTAATATTAATATTAATTATCCTAGGGTCTAATATATCAATTGTATCATTCATCATCCTATATTGATTTAGCCACGTTTTTACGTTATTTTTTAATACCTGGCTACTGGTAATAAAATTGCCATCAGAATCTTCTGACAAAAGATATAAATTCAAGTTTCTTTTAAAGGAGTCGTGATCTCTTATAATTTTTGCGCGCTTAATTCTACCAAATTTAGACGGCATCCTATAAATCAGCGCTTCGTAGTCTTCTGCTGTCACTGCTCTATTTTGTGAAGCGAAAACATCATTGACTCTTTGCTTGAGTTCAGAAATAGTTGGAAGACTAACATCTCCCGTAATTGGACTCTCGTTTACAACCTCCAGGCTGTCCCTTACAAAAGATATTTTACTAGAATTTACAGCGTTTCCTCCAAAAACATAAACCGGGTCAGATATCCCAGTCAGGCCGCGGGTTGCAACATTAACGTTTTCAGATGTATTTGTGCGATATGTAATTGTAAGTGTGGTGTTAGCTGGGGCAACTCCAAATTTATCGGTGGATAACAACTTAGAAGGGTCCATAGTTAAGTCATTCTCGTATGGGCGGCCGTGCTGTTTTAAAATAACGTTTGAAGGATGAGAAATATTATCCGTCTTCAAGGCAGACTGAGATCCGTACCCAAATTTGACCTCTAAGCGGCCATTTTTATTAAAAGTAGTAAATCTCCGAGGCACAGATGTTGTCACAATTATGTTGGGTATATATCTTCTCGTTGTGGGGTCTTTATTGACAACAGAGCGAAAAACAGTATCCTGTGACAAATAATCCACTTCATAATACTCATGGCCCTCGGTGTCGACAATGGAAATAATTTCTGTTATGTTTGGATCTGCGAGCTGTATACTTAAAAATCTCGTAAAATCCCCCACATTAAATATCTCATGTTTTTCCTCGCCCGAAACAACGCGGCCGAAGGTTTTCACAGCAAAAGCAGTTGGTGTCCCGTCCGAATCATTTGTCGTCGCTGTCACAATTTCGTTATCTGGATTTGCAAAATCAATATCATCAAGCAAACTAAATATTTGGCCCGAATCACTAGTAAATCTGGTTCCCTTTGCTAAAACAGGCAAATAGTCTGTGTCTGGGGCGGCGCCGGTGGAAGTCACCGGAACCAACACAAATATCGACACAACGCCAAAAGAGTTGGGCTTCAATGGTTGTTTATACCCCACTTGTTCACCCAGCCGAACAACATTATTGTATTCTATCGCGGTATCAAGAAACGACTCATTCGCTTGATAATCCAAATAAAAAGAAAGTACATCGCCAACATATGCAACAGTATCCATCATCAGTGAGCCGAAAGATGCCTCTGAAAAGTCCTTATGTACACCTGGATAGTATCTCTTAGCGTATTCTACCAAACCCTCTTTAATAGTGCCGAACTCTCTGTTGGTGTATCTGATTATTTTTTTATCTTTTTTAGACATAATTAATTAATATCCTCAGTTTGTAAAGTAATTGATGTTGATAAATTGATACTTGGAGCATCATATTCAATGAAGATCGATAGTGTGTGTGACTCCTCGCTTGAAGTACTTTGAGGGCCAAAAGAAATCTTATTAATCCTTATAAAGGGCATATATTTCCTTACTTGACTGTTAATTCTTTGGCGGATGGCCGGAATAGAATGCTCGCGGGGATCGAACAAAAAACGTCGTAATCCCACACCGAAATCCGGATTCATCACGCGTTCGCCAGGAGATGTTAAGAGCAAATTTTTAAAATTTTGCTTAACTTCTTCTTTATAAGACATCACTAAAGAATAGAGCCCAAAACGGTGATCTCTGTTAAGTGGTAGTTCTGGCCCTATTCCGTTCATATATTGTTCCTTATAATTGTTCCTCACAGTCAGATGCATCGTCATGTGTATCATCGTGAGTTTTTTCTTCTATTGCATCTATAAGTAGTAGCGCGATATAAATCATACCAGGAACTGTGCTGGGGAAAGGACCCCCAGGAAATGGCGGGGGAACGATGCCCCCACCGAAAGGTATCATACCTGGCATTAATGATGCCCACAGGCCAGGAACCAAAAAGGGCGAGTTAAAAATAGAATTAAAAACCTCTTCTGCATCTTCCTTTACTTGATTTATGGTTTCTTGGATTTCATCAGCCTTGGTCTTCGCGGCTGTATAGTCGCTTTCGAATTGCTGATAGTCTCCAATAATTATTTTTAACTCTTCAAAAGATTCTTGGAATTTTTCCCAATCTTGTTTTTCTTTGTCACTCATTTGATTTAACATCTGTTGAGTGGGTTCTCCGGCCGAGATCTCCCAAGACCCGACATTGCCAGGCGGGGTGCTAATGGTTATTAAACCCTGTATATCAGAGGGGAGAGTGTTTTTAAGAGTTGTAAGTGTAGAGGACGCAAGCTGTGCCGTAATTTCCAAATTCATCATTGAGGCTTCTGCTCCAGACGCAATTCCATCTTGTACTGCTTTCGTAACGCGCAGGCCGGTGTCCATTGCAGCAAATGTAGTTTGCGCGATGGCGTTGGCGATTTCGACAATTTTTCTTGCCATGATCACCGCCGGGTCAGTCGCCTCGACGAAGCCCTTAAGAACCATCAGCGGCGCTTTGAGCAATATCATCAACATTTGCTTAGTTACATCAGATTCTAAGCCTCGCGTACCCCCATCCTTCCGAAGATTAAATTCTTCCAAAGAATTCGCAACAGAGGGAGGCAAATATTTAAAATCATCAGAATTTAATAAGCCCTCTAGGAGCATTTTAAGAGTATTTTTGGTTTCGTCTAATACGTCTGTTGGCTCCGGAATGAACTTTGACATACCTTCGCCGGCATATAAGAACCCCAAAGCCATATACCTCCTCATTGGCAACAAATGATCAAACATCAGCTTAAATTCCGGGGTGTTTTTTAAATCTCGGAGCAGGCCCGGGGCAACATTCTTATAAAAAAACTGTTGGGGGTTGTTGACTAAAGATTCCAATGCGCCGGGGGCTTGCGTTATATATTTAAAATCAACTTGACTAGGCTCCGGAAAATCGTGGTAACTTCCCAATTCTGAAACGGGTATTATTTTTTTGCCGTCGCCGAATGTTATTGATTGACTAGCCTCTATTGAGTTAATCTCTTTTTCGACTTCAACGATCGGAATCTGTAATTCTGTTAAAACCGAGCGCTCGGCCGGCATAAGTTTACCAGCTACTGATTTATGGCCAGACATATAAGGTCGATGGTTGTATAAGGATTTTACTTTTTTCAGTCCATCTCTTGCCGCGGCGTTGCCATAATATATATCCTGCATAACGCCGTCAAGTCCGATGCCCTTTGTTGGAAATGCGGTTGAATAACTTAACCTTAGCCCATAACTAACCTTACTGAAAAAGGCCCTTAGTCCATACTTGTTAAATATTTCCTTTAGGGGTTTAATCCCGGTTTCTTCATGCACCACATTTTCAATATGTCGCATAAATAGATTATTATAAAAATAGCTCCAAGCAGATAGAGGTATATAGCCAAACATATGGCAATTAAAAACATTTCGATGCTCCTGCCTAATATCCTCATTAAGGTGGTTCATCATATCGCCGACGTAATCAGATGCATCAAAAATTATTGTTGAGGCCTCCTCGCAAGGTTCAACCACCTGACCGTCTGAAACAAAAACTGTTACATTATAATTCTTTAAATCCGCCGGCTGGATTTCTTCAACTCGCACATACGGCTGAATTGTTATGTTTCCAAACTTGGCGTTAACTTCATTTCCGTATAACACTTCTTGGAAATTTTCTTTTCCAAATGCATCTGCATGGCCAAGCACAATCCTTTGGGCATCATAAATAGTTTTGTGATCCCTTTTCGCGGTGGGGCCCTCCATGAGGCCGCTGGGGTTCTGCGCGTTGCCAAAATGGGTGCCCCGAAGATGAGGGATCGCTTGTTCTTCGTAGGCCCCAATATACTGGCCAGTATATTGGGGCTCAAAATAATCGCCCTCCGATATACCCGCATTAAACGTCATTGGAATAGAATGAAACTTTGATTTATTACCAGGCAGGCTATTAATGCCAAACAAATCAAAACTTTCTTCATTAGACATATCGTTGGGAACCGAAGACGCGGCCAACGAAGTGTGTCTACCCCCATAATTCATTGTATAAATATTATTTCTCAATTTAACATCTGCAACATATTCTAGGCCTTGGACTTCGAATACCTCTGCTACTTTAGATCTCAAAACACTAGGATCCTCTCCCACGCCTGCGACACTAGGGAACGCTTTCTGATATTTGTTAACAAAATCTGGATCTGAGTTTTTCAAAACATCCAGCTGCAAATTTGTTGATAGAGGCGAACCGAAATTAAATATACTCTTAACGGCGTTTGCGATGCTCTTGCTCTCTCTTGCTATCAAGTATTCTAATGCGCTCTGGTTCAGAAAGAATAATAAAGCAAAGGGGTTTTTCTGGTATTCGTCAATCATTTTTGATGAAACTGAGGGGCCTGCAGTTATTGGCTCATTTTTAATAATCTCGTTGGCGTAATGAGATAAAACATTTATATCAAAATCTTCTTTTAGGTTTTTAACAATGATCTTTGTTATCAAATCGTCATTAAAGACATCTGATATATCAAAACTATCCCACGCAATAACGCTGGCTAAGCACAATTCCAGTGAATAAATCTTAATTATAAGTTTAACCACGCCATTAAATAAAGATTTTTTAGCTGAACTCTCTTCTTGTGTACCTTCATAAATGTCTTTGCAGAGAGAGTTCTTATACATTTCCATTATTTTTGGCTTTATATCCTCTAAATTAAAGAAGTCCGTCTCCATCGTATCCAAATCAGTTTGAGAAGTTATACCAAGTTGGTCAAAAGCCTCGCGGCACTCCGGATCAACTTTATTGCTATTTAGCGGACTTCTTAAGATTTTATTCCAGAGCTTCTTCATAAATTTGCGCTTATGAAGTCTAGAATTTTTTAACTTAGTAAACGCTTGGTGGGAATAAGCGAATTGAAGGCCGGAATAGCAATATGTTGATAACATGGCCTGCAGACGCTCTTCATTAACTTGACCAAATGGAGTCCCAATATATTGATCAAACTTTTCTATAAACTTTTTCTTAAGAAATTTACCAAATATCTGCGCCTGAAGATTATTCTCGTTTAGCCGGTATGGATGATCAGCGCTAATGTAGTCATTGCCTAATAAGTATTCCCTCTGATTTTGTATTCTTTCATTGAGGAAGCTATTATACTCGTTATTAACACTTGAAAAACTAAAGTCACCATCATATAGATTATTAATGAGGCCTTCGACGTCCGGGTCGAATTTTTTAACAAAACTAAAATTATAGCTATCGTTGATAAAGGAGTTTTCGTTAGCAACCATACTCGGCGGTGTGTTGGTGGCAAAACTTGAGCGGAGACCCCCCTTAGCCACTTTAGAAATATCCATTATGGAGTTTTTTTGAAGGGTCTCGTTGTTGAGTAAGGGCGAGAGAGCATTTTGGTGTAGTAGCGACTCGTTCCCCTTGTTATTTTGTATACTAGAAATAAGAGACGAAACCTCTTCTGAGGCGCCGTACTTGCCGCTAAGTATGTTTAAGATCTCTTGTGTTTTATGCTTTCCGGCCATACCAACAACAGAAACCTCCGTAAACGGCATATCATATAAAATAATATTTGGATTGAAATTTTTATAGTTCTCAATTAATGACATATCATAACGTATATCATTTAGGTCTGCATCACGATCGAACGAAACAACAAAGTCTTGGCTAGACTCAAGACTATCAACTAGTTCTGGGCTAACTGGGTCATCCTTTAAAGAAAAATAGTTAATCATTTCATCTGGGGGGGCGCTTAATGGACTCTTCGGATCCCGAAACACTTGCCTGAACACAGCATATAGCGGAACCATGCCCGCTGCTGCATTTCCTGCACCACCACCTGTGGACGTCGTTTGCCTATCTTCTTGGCCCGCTTCACTCAAACTATGTAGGCCGCGGGTTACTAATCTTTTATGTGCAAAAACGACGCCATCTATTATATTTTCAACATCAACAAACTTTGGGAATATTTTTCTAATTCTCTCGTTTTCTAGGCCTAGGGCCTCTTTAACTGTTAGTTCCATAAAAGCGAAAGCAATTGAATGATACTCTTTTGCTGATGTTACGGCGCCGGTCGCCGGGTTAAGAACGTCGTACACTTTAAAATAAAGTTCCTTCTTTGAATGCAGAATTTTGAACAAATTATAATATCCCGGAGAATACATAAGCCACCTGCGTTGTCTTCCGGAAGTGAGCACAATGTTTTTATATCTGACCACCGATGGTTTACCATCTTCATCCTCGCTGACGCGGTAGCCTATGCTTAAATTATATGTTGAGTTAGTGTTTTGATCCTCGCCCTCCGTATACTTAATGTTGCAACCAGTATAGGCTCTCAAGAGAGGATACCACTGTCTAGGGTCTGGATGGATGTTCTTTAATTTTGTATCAAGTGAATACCCTTTCCGTAAATAATCTTTCCCCACATCATCCCACTCAGCGCATGGACCTTTGAGCGTTCCATAGCCGCGGCCGCCGGCACCGCGCGTCAATAAACGAGGAGGAAAGACCAGCTTATCCAAACCAACCGATTTTATTTGATTATTAAATTTTTCATCAATAAGATCAACCAAATCACTATAATTTTCATTTGCATGGAAAGAAACTGCGGCGGCGTGTTGAGTGGACTGAATCCCTAGTTCTTGCAAGAGACCAGCCACGGTGGCGGTGGCGGATGCATTATCCGTATAAAGTTTATAATCCCCGAGGGCCGGTCCAATATCAATGGGGATTAGCGCGTTTTGATCAAAGATGGTATCGCTATCCTTATGATTCCCGGAATATTTTGAAAGTAAGTCTTGCGTATCCTGTTTTAGATCAACATCGCCCAAATCGTCAGTCTCTTCTTGGTCGAACACAACACCCGCAACACGATTAACTCCCCACTTTGTGCTGTGATCCCCATAGTGAAGCCACCTGTTATATGTTATCGGGAAAAAGTTAATACTACCGTCAAAATCATATTGTGGGGGCCCGACATACGCCAGGCATGGAACTTTATAGGGATCTTTAATAGCATCAACAAACATTTGTTGAGCTTTGGTCATCTCATCCGCATCCGAAGCTGCTAAGATTGCGCGGGGGGGCATAGAAAAGAATTTAAGAGCACTTAAATCCCGCATTAAAGAGCCTTTGACGTTAGTTAACATATTGTCGGTTACACGAGACATGGTATCCTCGACCCCAGGCGGAATCTGAAAACCACCATTTGCTGCGCAGGGGGAGGTTGGTACACTGTTTAGAGGGTTGGTTTGTGGGAAGGCCAATTCGGATAAGCCCAGGACCTTTTGCTTGAGATCTTCGATTTCCCTCTCTATCTGAGTGTCACACTCCTCTTTTGTTAGGCCGGCCTTCTGCAGTTGTTCACACCTAGCATCACTATTTAAAACAGCCTTGCATATATCATCAACGACAGGAGACGAAGGCTCCAGTACATCACATATTTCTAAATTAAGCTCTTTTCCAATTTTTTCAAAAATAACACGAATTTGATAAATGGTGTCAACACCACTGGCATATACATCCGGCCAAAATGCTTTAGTTCTAGTCAAACAATCATATAATAGCTGCTTTCCTGCATCACCTCGCAAAAGAGAACAAAGCTGACTAGCATTCTTTAATTGATCCATAATATCTTTCATCCAAGAAACGATATCGGCGTCAGGAAGCTCTCCTATTGTGGGAAGATCGATCCTCTGTATGACTGGCAAAGGTATGGGCCGAGGACTAGTAACTGGATTCGGTGCTGGGCCCAGGTCGTCGTTCTCTTCGAGACACTTATCCAGCGCTTCGCGAATAATCATCTGCACAATTTGGCCCAATACCATTGCAATGGCAGACAAAATCGATTTTAATATTTGTTCAGCAAAATCCCCCATGTGACTATCTGTAGTTAAAGAATCAGGAAAACTCATAGTGGGCACTGGAAATGAAAACTGTCTCTTTAGATTTTCAACAAAATCTTCCCACCAACCTTCTCCAAAATTGCTTAAAAAGGCGCCGGGGTCCTTTATGAGATCTTCTAAGCCCTGAAGTATATCACCAACTATCAGCTCGCATATTCCCTGAAGGTCAATGACGCGCTTCATCCAGGCTAGCCAATTTTGGGCGTCGCGTTCGAACTCTCGGATCCTCTCTGGGGGGCGGCCTGGTGGGCCAACAGGGCCCAAATCTAATCCGCCTATATCCAACCTTTCGCTGTTCTGGTTTATGTCCTCACTTAGTACTAGTAGCCCCATATCCACTAGAACCGCATTAGCTTCTTTCTTTGTATATCCCAATTCTAATAGTCTATCTCTTTCTGAGTCAATAATTTCTCTCTGATAACCCGGAGCAGGGACTAGCGCGACAAAAGCGCCACTTTTTTCTAAACTCTTAACTATCTCAATCAAAGTTATATCTTGCTGATACTGATCGATTTCTTCTTTTGTAACATAGCCGTCTTTGTTGTAGTCTGCACGTCGGAGCAAGGCTGTGGCTACTGGTGCGCCGTCGAGATTCAATTCGGCGGTGGCGCTCGGTAATTTAACAGAATATTCACTATCTTCTGGGGTGACGGAAGGATGCGGCGCTGAGCCGAGAGCGCGGATGACTGCTTGTGAATTAGGATTTTCAATATTCAACATCGCATTGACCATCATAACCTTTTCGATTGCCTCAATACCTAGAGAATTTAACAATTGAATAATCGCTGCTTCACAAATCGCCTCTGCAGTCAAAGGCAGACCTAGCTTCTTTTGTATACATGCCAAGATCAACGATATTAAAGATTCAGGATCTAAAGAATTAAAGAAACCAGTATATAAAATCTTAATAGCAGCTTTCGTATCACCATCTATCCCGGTTTCTATTTCATCTGCGCTCTTCTCAAGATCTTTTTTAGACAAGCCTGGAGCAGTTGCGGGGGTGTCATCCTTAAACTGGTTAAAATATTTTTCCATGCATTCCGGGCTATTATAGATTTGCTCTTGTATCAATTTTTCTTCAATACCAACGTTCGGACCGGACGAATTTAATTGTTTTATCAGTTCATCGCAATCTAATTTCCCATGATCCGCTTGCGCTGGATCATCAGATAAATAAATTTTCATCGGAGGAACAGAGTATTTGATTAAAAACTCTGGCCACTCATCATATACACTCTGCTTTTCGTTGGCCAAAAGGCTTTTAATGTTATTATATGACAACAACAAATGAAGGGCGCGGCTGCCATAAACGCCAGCGAGGTCAGCGCGAATCTTAGGGAGAGCTATTTTTAGAGCTGTTGCACTTCTTTTAACAGAATTTTGTTTTTTTGTTTCTTCTTCTGTCAAGTAGGGGTCAAATTGAAACAAATTAAAATTCTTAGTATCCGCTGATTTAAGTGATTCTGGGTCTGGAGAAAACAAGACATACGACAAAGTTTCTCGCACGCCGGGGCCGACAATATTATTATCTTTTATGCCTAATTGTATTAAATGATTGTGTTTTGTTTCTATGCCCTCTCCCAGCATCTGCATTACAAAATCTAAATTTGTAGAACCAGGAAAAGTTTGTCTAAATAAAAAATCGTTTAAAATTCTAGGAAGATCTTCAATCACCTCTATCTGAATATTGATATCATAATCGGTCCCGTTTAAATTAGTAATTTTCTTCTTTGAGCTTTTGATTTTAGATTTTATCTTTTTCAAGATACTAGCTATCTCTATACAAATTGTCTTTATTTCCTTTAAAGAAAAAGTTATTGCATAATTTTTACCAGTTTTAAATTCTGACCACTCTCCTTCGTCTGGAAAATTTTTACCATAATACTTTCTAGTATCTGGCAGAGCATCAATATAGCTTGCGCGGATGGCAAAAAGAACTTTTTGATTATTTGGATTGGCAGAGCTTGTATTTACTTTTGACCCGGCAATAACAAAATATTTTTCATACAACTCATCTCGCAGTTTTTGATCGCCGCCCTGTATATTTTTTCCAAGATAATCTAATAAATTTTTCCAAGCCTCCTGTTTAATTAATGAATATACCTGACCGGAGCTTTGCTTCTTCGCCTCTTCTAGTTCTTCCTCATTTAGCTCATTAGAGCCGGAAGTTTCTAGCGATTCATCAGAAACCTGTTCCTCGCTTTTTCTGGGCAGCTCACCTAAAATAAAATAATAATAACCCTCAGTATACCTTGCAACTGGATTCGCTTCTATAAAATCAGAATTATAAACTAGTTTATCACCAAATGTCTTTACGTTGTGCACATAAAAATCATAATAGGATAAGCGAACATCATTCGGCCGCAATTTTAACCAATTTTGGTTATAAGCCGGCTCAATTAAACTAGTGCCTGGCAAGGTCGCAGTTTGTGATTCTCTACCTGGTATAATTTTGTTAGATATATGTGGGTGGGGCGGTGCTGACTTTTTCACCCTTATATATTGGGCAAGAGTATAAACCAGGCGGCCCGGGCCTTGATCAAGCTCTTCTTGATCCATATCATCATACACAAAGCCAACCCACACGCCGGTGCCACTATTAACAATCTCAGTGATTGTGATCGGCGTGCCGATAGACAATTGGTCCGGGCGATACGAGTCAGTGGCTCCGGAATCTAGTTGGCCGGCAGTGTCAATATAAGTGAAATCCTTGTCTTCCCAACCGTTATTCAAATTTGCGGCAGAAGGAGCCAAACGAACCGGTAGACGCGTACCACCTTCTTCCGTCGTCTCTAGGGCCCCAATATAATAATCTCTTGATGGAGAATATTGTGACTCAAGGAATTCATCGCTAGCTATAGTCGATGCATCTTGAGCCTCAGACGGTTGCGGTAAAGCTATTTCAATTGTTGTAGTCATTTACTTCTCTAACTAGTTTGATTTATTTAATCTACTGTTGATATAATGAGTGCCACTGTCTGCCAAATAAGTTGCTTTAATACCCTGGATATTGACCGAGTTTGTTAGCGCGGAGCGCTCAGTTTTTGTCAAAATAGACAAGTCCGTAGTCCAATTCATAGAAACCGTTGCCTCACTGAGTAGGGTGTTAAGAGCAAAAAATGGTGAATGATGTGTGTGATTGGCAACTGCCTGGTTGTATTTCATTTGATATTTTATATATGCATTAATATAGTTTTCTAGGGCCTCAAGGCGCTCTAACATTTTGGTGAGGCCCTCTGCGAGGTTGTCTCCCAGGACTATAGGCTGTAAATCTGATACTTTGTTCATGGCAACCAGCTCAATACCAGTCTTACTGTCTGATTTCCCCCCCTGGGAATTGAATTTATCCGCACCAGTAACCAATCTAATGGCTTCACGAGCTACTAATCTAACGTTGTCGGCCTTTAACGCAATTGCAGATTTAGCACCATATTTCCCAATATCATCATCGTCTTTATTGTCTGAAGAACCGTCTTGTTTTTTGGCAAACTCACAAAGGCCAAAATTTTTATCAACATCAGTCTTTTGGGATATATAAATTCTTGCAGAATCTAAATAAAAATTTGGATTTGTTTTAATTGGTGATTCCACTGTGGTGCCTGACTCTGCCTGGACTTTCTCGACTTCTTTTGGTGAAAATCCACCTAAACCGACAACTAAATCAATAGCATCACACTGAGTGTGTCCTTTCCCGCCATACCCTGTATGTGGTTTGCTGACTCTGTCATTACCAATAATGATAAACGCATTATTATCAATTCCTCGCCCTACTTCAACCTCACTAGGGGTCATTTCTCTTTGAACGATAGCCTGGGCTCTTTTTGTCCCGAATACGCCACTAATTTTCTTTTCGGCTTTTTGTTTTTCAGTTAACTCCTCGTACTCCTTACGCCGCTTTTCTGACATACCAGAAGTGTCCCGGGCCTTTTTCACCAACCTGGATGTATTAAATAAAGGTAAAGACCCGAAATTGCCAGATGAGCCGGCGCCAGGGTCATCCATTCTCTCACTTTGAAGAGAACTATAGCTCCTAATATCGCGCGATGATTGAGACTTATATTCCGGGCCCGTTAAAGAAGTCGGCGGAGGTAGAGCGGGTGACGAATAATTAGCGCTAGGTGATGTCTCTGTCAGGCCGCTCTCATCGACGAAAGGAGCCGACGGATATTTTTTCTTGTACTCCAGGGCGACGGCGAGGGCGGCGGAGGGGGACTTGCTTGAGCTACTTTCTAGAACCTGTCCAGTGGAAGAATTTATAACCTTATTTGTATAGATTGTTTTGTCTCCAACTTCAACTTTTGAAAACAATATCTCAGAACCTTCGGTGGCGCCATTTGGGTTTGTCATTTCTTGTTTTTCCTTGCTTTTCTAGCCTTGTGGATTTCACTCCAGGAAACTAAAGACTTGCCACCCCAAAAATGAAAATGCATATGATCATCAACCGACCTGGTCTTCCATGATAATTTTTTAACCCTTTGTACAATATCCGGTATACCATAAATTTCTGCAATTCTTTTTTGCTCTGCTTCAGACCATTTTTTCCCGCCTCTATATCGCTTAATTAAAAATCTGGCATTTCCCAGCTTCATACCAGTAGTTTCGCAAAACACTATCATCCACAAAGTGGGATTCGCGTTATATGGTACGATAGGAGACCCTTTCGCTGCATTCATTGCTTTACGATATTTTGAGCGACCTGTTTTATAGGCGTCGGGTGCATGGTTCCAATTTTCAGCTAACCGTATTTTGTTATCCCCCTCAAAAGCATTTTTCACCAGCTGCGATGGCCTACTTTTAAAAACGCCCAACCTATACAACTCTTCACCATGCTCTAATAATAATTTCCCGGTCCATGCACCGGTATAAACGCTATTTAGCGGTGGCCACACGGTTTTGCCACCTTTCCTTATTGTTTTACTATATCCAGCTAACCACGGGTCTAAATCAAAGGCCAGGCCGATACCATGAAGGGAATGGCCGGCCTTATACGCTGTAACACCGGATTTGCCATGGGATCCCCTCAGAGCATTAGAGATTCCAAATGGTATATAGTTCGAGGCGCTGCATGCTTTTTCCCAACCTTGTTCTATTATTGGTACCAGGCATGCCCAGATTGGAGGACTTTCCAAATATTTTGTGGTATTATTTATTCCCCGGGCAAGGTATTTAAATTTGCCGATCTTATATCCCTCAACTTGTTTCAACTTAGTGTGAGATCTGGACCAGGTCCTCTCCTCTGAAAAACTAAAATCAGATTTTTTAGGATAATAAGGAATCATCTTGACCAGCTCTTCATATGTATCTGGCGTGACGATGTTATTTCCTTCACATGAAAATTGTTGGGGTTCTCGCGGGCCAGTGTCGGGAGCATCTGGTTCGCGGGGGCGGACCGTTTCAGATATCTTTTTCGGGGGCGGGTCACATTTTATATCTCTCTTAATAGGTGATGGCTTTGCTTTTTTAATGGCCTCTTTTAGGGACGTCCTTTTCATTTGTAGCGCCTCTTCTCTGGCAACTTGTTCTGCCAAGATGGCCAAATATCCGGATTCAATGTCTGATGAGTCAAGATACCCTACTTCATCAGAGAACGTTAGTGCGTCGAAGCTGGACTTCAAATCCTCCCATTGAGAGTTAATTGAGTCCTGGGCGGTGTCCATATCATTATTAATATCGACTGTACTTAAGTCTTCCTCAGCCAGATCCAATATATCTTGTAACTTGTTTTTATCGTTTCTCGCATTCTGTATTTCAACTTCAAATTCCGCCAACAGGCCGTTTAATATATATTTCTTTTTATTTGACAAGTAGTCCAAGTAGTTTCTAAAAAATACGCTGCTATTATTAACTACCGGGCGACCTTCGTTACAGTATATTTTGTACAAATCATTAGCCGCGGTAGCACAAAGCTTATTTACATCTCCCTGCAAAGATAACAAGAGATTCTCAAAATGCTTTATTGGTGCACTTAAATCTTCTCTTTCTTTTTGTAATTTCGCCAATGTGGCGTTCGCAGGCCTGATGAACGCCGCCATGGCGTGGTCCGGGACCGCGCTATGGGGCGGGGTGTTCGATGCATTAGCATTGGATTTTCCTGGCAAGCCAGAAAAAGAAGGTATAAAGTCGTTGATCATGCTAAAAGCGTAACCAACTGGATTGCTGCTCGCCTGGTGCATACTAAAACAATTTTCTATTGTGCCCTCGTCGATGACGAAGCTAAAACGCCGTTCGGCGGCGCCGGCGGCCTTCTTATTGGACTTTTTGTATTTCTCGTTATACCAGGTACCCAGTTCCATATATAGTGGGTGTTCTTCAATATTAGAGGGCACAACAATATGATTAAACTCCAGATAAAACGGCTTGCTGGCTTGAAGCTCCAAGTGATCCTTATAAAAAGCGTATATTGGCGATCGACCGTTAAATAAATTCCAATATGCCAAACTGTTCATTCTGCCATAATCAATGAGATCTATCCTATTCACATTAACATCTCGAAAGCTTGAGGCGGCGGAGGACTGGACCGGGCTTTCTGTTTTTCTCACCATTGATGATAAAGTAATGGCTGAAATACCATCTGCCAATATTGATATAAATCCTACTTTATTATAAATTGTCCCTAAGTGTTGATCTAATACTTCTAAAACTTCTTGATGAAATACACCGAATCTACCGCCAGAATACGATCCATCAAATGTGTGCATTTCTCTTCTATCTAATGGGGTTATATATGATAAATTAATATCCATCGTGGAACTCATTTCACCCATCAACGATTTAATTCTTGGCCGCAAGGCAGGGCTCGCGTGGACGCGAGCATACGCCATGTCAGATACATTATAGGGGCCATATCCCAAAGAGTGGGCCATCTCTGGTACTACGAGGATAAAGTTGCGCCCGTCACGGATCATGTCTTTTAATGCCGGAGCAATTTTTTCTCTAAAATCGTTTCCACCGGTAGAAGCAGACTGTTCGGCGTCGTCCTTGGTGGCCGCAAGGCCTCCGTTCCAAGATCTTCCAAATCCAGACTCATCATGAAAATAATATTTTATTTCTATCGGAGAAGAAACATCAAGCGTAGACGGCGCATAGATAATAGTTTCTCTTCCCGTATCAGCGGGTCGATTAAGAATATCCATATGGCCGTTATTTTTTAGATGCCCAATCCATATAAAAGCGCTAGTAGAATCTGGTGCGGGCCCAGGAATTTTATGTTTTGATGACGGTAGAGATGTCTTTAGGCTCTGATCAAAGTGTGCTTTGGTTTGAATTGAGCCTGGGCCGTACATTCCTGTTTTAATCATGCCTTTGATTTTTCTTATCGGAGGGCCCGGGTTTTGATTTGGGTTCTCTTCTGTGCTACCAACAAGGGCGCCGGAGGCCGGGTTTGATCTTTTTATTGTTGTTTTACATTCTTTTTCAAAATTTTCTTTAGGCGACTCTTTTTTAAAGACTTTGCTGAAAGTGCCTATTTCATGTATGCCAATAATTTTTCCAACTGGGCGGCCGCTGGTGCTTACTTGATTTTCAGTATTAGAATACTGCACAAGTATGACGGATCCTGGGGTTATTTTTTCTAAATTTTTCGAACCATAATCAATCGACTCGTGAAATTCACCGTGGATCGCGATTCGAGCCTCATCATCTTCTCCGGAAGGCCAGTCAACATCGCGGTCGAACTCTGGGATTCTTGCTATAACTTTTATCGGTGGTTTTTTACCTGATTGTTTTTTAACTTCTACTTCGACGGACTGATTGTTTTTTAAATGGCTTATAGTTTTAGTTAAACTTCCGCCGGTGGAGGCCTCATTATTAACCTGTGGTCCAGACAATACTTTCAAAACCACAGCCAAGTAGGGCCCCGCGCCGCTCATAATGTCATAAGAGTAGTGGTCCTGTATAAGCTCCCTTAATGCTACTTTATAACTCTGATCCGGATTGTAGCGAGTTTTAAAAAGCTGTTCATTTAACTGGTTTAGCTCACCTATATCAAGTTTTGTAAAGTGATGCCACTGAGGCTCTGTTTTAGCCATTTAATACAGCCTCCATTATTCTTCTTTAATTAAATCATATATATCAGACTTTTCTAATGAAGATAAACCAGATGTAACGCTTTCTTTCTTAGATAAAAGTGTCGCCAATTTTACCATCTGTTCATTTGATCGCTGCAGCGTCTCTAAATATTTTGCAGCCACAGGGCCCGAGTACTGGTGTTTTGTCTCGTCAGACTTTAGAATTTTCATAAGTTCGATAAGAAGAGTTGATGCCATTGCCCTGTCTTCTTTGACGTTTTTTAAAGCATCTTCTATAAGTGCTTGTGAATTTATATGTTTCCCTTTACCCATTCGCCTTTAAAATTCCTGTATCTCTTTCGTATTCTGTTAAGATTGTTAACTATCTGCTTAGTGTTTAAGCCCGTGATTTCTCTCATGTATAGATAAATAGCTTTTTTATTAAAAATTTCAATTTCATCAATGCTGTTAAAGAGAATTTTAATCGCCTCTAGGACCTTTCTTTCATTATCTTTTAGTTTAAGTTTGTCCCAGCTGTCCATTTCTCTAAAGAGGTGCTGCCAAAACTCATATGTTTCTCTGTCAGTCTCATATGGGTTGGTTTCTACTAACTGTTTGGACTCGACCTCGGAAGTTATACTCTCATATTGAAGATCTCGCTTGAGCTTTTTAGAGTTCTGTTTTACCTTGTGGATAAACCAATTCTTAGTGATAACACTAAAATAAGAAAATGCTTTCGACTTTTTACTAG